TAGGCGGGTATGCAAAAGTACTCCACACGCCAGCATTAGCCAGGGCTGCAGCTACCGTGCTACGTAAAGTAGTTATGGCCGCTGTCATTAGCCAACCATACTTGCAGGAGAAAGATACGGAGCCAATAGGCCGCGCACGGATGCCATTAAAGTATTGCTCATCTTAAATGGGCTAGGGCTATATCCATCTACGCTAGTGCCGCCGTTTTGTGTGCTAAATCGGCTAGTCCAGATATTTTCTGCCAGCATTAAAGCTGCAGCGTTAATAGCTGGGGTATTGGCGTATGTAGCTGTTTTTGTATCGTCACCTGTCATAGTGCCATAAGGCAATACGCGCCTAAAGTTTTGGTCAGCTGCAGTCTTTGCATATTGGATAAAGCTGTAACCCTGTGGGAATTGCCAGTAATTAAGCTGCATATTAAATGCAGGCAAAATATTGGCAGTACCCGTAGAAAAGGGGATAGTGCCTGTAATTGTATAAGTGCCGTTAAAAGTTGAACCTGCCCCGGCAACTGTAACGGATTGGCCTGTAGTAAAGATGCCTGGATTCGCCACCATTACCGTAGCAACATTATTTACTAATGCAGTACCTACTACGGGCGCATTATCAAACCACAAAAAGCCGTTTATTAAATCTTGTGCGGCTTGGCACGTATCCTCTATCCAAGTATAAGAATCATACAAAGTGCCAACGCCCAAGCTAGCTTTTAAGGTAGCAGCGGTTACGTACGTGGCTGGCATTTTTGTACTCCTATCTTACTTAGGTTTGGTAAGCCTCAAAGGGCTAAGAGGCCTACCAAACTATTAGTGGGTTATCCTCAGGTCAGGTTGTATCGGACGAGGCCCTTAGGCATCTTCACAATAGTTGCCATAAATCCATAAATTGCCACCTGGATTTGTAGGTTAGATACAACATTAACTGACATATAAGCCTGTGGGCTGCGGTAAACAGTCATAGCTTCAGGTGCCACGATAAACGCTGAATCGTCAATAGTTGTTGCAACCATTTGGTGGTCAACATATAGGTCAAGTCCTAGTACGTTACCTCGGATGCTTGTAGGTGTTGAAAGGCCGCCGCTGTTCATAGGTTGAGCAGCATTGTAAATTGGTCGGCCTGTTGAGTCAGTTGCACCCATTAGCAAGCTCCATTGTGATGGGCCAGCAACATAGTTACGTGCAAAGTAGCTTGTATTTTTGTAAATATTAGCTGACTCTGTAGATACGTAGCTGATAATGCCAGCGGATGTAGCTGCTACTGCTGTACCTTGTACGCCGCCTGCAACAACATCTGCAATAACTGCTGCATCTGTTGCTAGTGAATAAGCGCGCTGTAGTTGGTTAGTAAGCTCCGCATAGAAATTAGGGTCTTGCGCTCTTTCTAAAAGCTCTACGCTAAGTGTATTCATACCTGCGTATTTCTTTACTGTACCTGTTAGGTATTCTGTGACCATACCGGTATTTTGTACCGCTCCAGCCTCAGCTTCAAAAGTAACAACAGGTGCTACGCCATTTTGGCCACCAGCTGAGGTAACAAGTGAAGGCACCTGGATTGTATTTCCTGTAGGAGGCAACGCACCCGCGCTGAGGGCATTAATCATAGGTGTGTCAAAGTTAGTATTAGATACAAACTCTGATAGGTATTGTGTTGGGTTAAATGCAGGGTTTGTTGTATATGAATCATCGGCGGCTGTTACGTAAAGCTTTGATTCATCGCTACCTAGTGCAGCTTTGATTTTATGCTCTGTGTATGTTGCCATAGATGTAATAGGTGTACGCACGCGCTGTGAATTAAGCGCGCTTGGTAGGATGATTTTACGAGCTGCCTCTACTGTAGGTGCAGCCTGCTCTGCGGCAACTGTTGCCTCAGGTGCGGATTCTTCGGGGGCTGTAGTCACAGCGGCCTCGCTTTCGGTTTCGGTTTCGGTTGTTGTTGTATTTATTACGGTGTTAGTAGTCGTAATCTTTGTACTTGTGGACTCTGCGGCCTCTATTGGGGTTACCGGCATATCGCCCGCTTGCGCGGCAATTTTTTGCACCGCAGCGCTTGCAAAGGCAGCGCTCTCTACGAGTGACACCTCGCGTAAGGTGGCAGCGGTGACCAGGAGATAGTCTTTTTCAGGCTTTGATGCTGTAACTTCAACACCAACGGATAAGCCATCCATAAGTTGTTCCTGGGCTAGCAAAATTGCATCACTTCCACGTGAAGATGCACTTACCTTAAAACTTCCATAAAGACCATCTTTAGCTGATGTAATGCTTTGCATACGTCCTACAGGTTTTGAATTATCGTGCGACATCAAAAGCTTTATTTTACTTGGCTCAGGTGCGGTAATTGAACCTTCAGCAAAAACTACTTTACCGGCGCTTGTGTATCCAATTTCACCATAAGGTGCAATTTTGCCGGAGATAGTACGGCGCTCGCCGCTATCTACAGCTTCAATATTGCCACTAAACGTTAATATCACGGATTTGGTTCCCTTCATTAAGGCCACTAGGGCTTAGCTGTTCCATACTTTGCGCTTGCTCTAAGTCAATTAAACCCAGGTTGAGCATTTTCTCTATTGCATCTAAACGCGCTGCAGTATCGGCACGTAAAAACGTTTCATCTAACGCAAAACGCACAACGTTATTATGAGCCGTTAGGTCATCCATACTGAGCCTATTTTCAATAGCGCTAATAAACGGCTGTAATGAATATGCTACAAACTCTTTGCGCCCGTCTAATATATTTTGGTAAGTCATAGAGTTATTCATATCTGCACTTATGTAATATGCGGGCACGTTCATTAAACGGCTAATTTCAGTTGCTAAATATTGGCTGCTCTCGTTGTAAGTCATATCTTTAGGGCTAAAGCCAATATTCTGCACGTCCAAAGTACTAGTGAGATAGGCAGTTGACCTGCTACTTCTTGCGGCCTTCCAAGATGCCAAAATACCGCTTACTTGTGCCTCAGGTAAATCTGCACCGCTATTTTTAATAACAGTAGTAGCCATTGGTGTAGCAGCTGCAACGCTAGCCGCTTTCTGAATATCTAAAGCGCTTTGTATTGTACGTGCGCCTGTTTCTAACACTCCAGGTAACAAAGATTGAAAAGTAACAAGTGAACCAATACCCGACATAGGAGTGCGTACACCGTTAACGCTATAGTATTGAACCTCATCGCCAGTTTCATTAGTTGTAACTGTTACGCGAGTATTAGCTATCCACTCAAAACCACTAGGGCGCAGGTCATCCTGATACAAAGAGGTCACACGCCAATATGCAACGCCGTAAAATAGTAATGAATCAACTGTATAAGCAATAGTTACACTACGTGGCTGGCGTATATCGGGTTGGTCTAACCATAATGGAGATTCTAATTTTACGCCTGTAGATTTTTTGTATAGCTCTAAATCAATACTTGATATAACGCCTGCAATTAAATTACGGCATCGTGCAACAGCGGGTACTTGCAGCGCAATAAATCTATCCATAAATGGAGCGCCGTTACCTGAACCATAAAGCCCACCAAAACTATAAACACCGCTACCATAACCTTGCGACATAATCGCAGGGGCTAACTGAGCGGTGACATCTTTTTTAGATATGCCTAGAGTTTGCAGTAATCCCATACCCTAATAATGGCCTAAATATTGCTTTTGTGTTGCTAAAAGCCCTTCGGCGTGTCTAAACATAAACTTTAGGTTGGGATATTGGTTTATCAAGATGTAAGGCCAGCATCGCCATACCAATTACAGCTGCCACAGAGCCACTAGATTTTTTACGTACTACTCTCCAGGCTGAATCGTTGCTCTTAGCTGCTACTGAGTCCATAGCTGTATTTAGAGCCGGTTGGTCACCGTGAACGACCCTACGGTTATCTATCGCATCCTTGAAAATTGAACACGCATTATAAAACTGGGTACCGCTGCAATCCTCCACTTTTACGCCGGCATTATGGAGCCTGTCGGCAATATGCTGGCCTGTAAACTTGTCGAACAGTACAAGCTTAGGTAGCCACTCATCGCAATAGGTCTTTATGTCAGCTGCTATTTTGAGTTGGTCAATAGCTCGGTCAGATTCCCACGTTTTAACAAGGCTAAGGCCTATGCGCCCATCGGGCATAACGGCCCCTGCTACAAGTGAGGCGTGTCGGCCTGCGTGTGGCTCAATATCAAAAGCAAACATCGTGTACATACCCGGAGCCATAATGAGAGACGTATCGGCGCACTCCTCCCAGCTTCCAGGTGTCCAGGGGCTGGTGTCTGTTCCTATCCATTTGCACAATGTCTCAGTCATTACAGCTGCGTGTGTACTCGTTGCGATAATCTCCTCAATAGCCTCCTCACTTATAAGAGTGCCTAAAGATGGATTAGCCATAGCCCAGTTTTCTCTATTCCAAATATCGCAATTATCCGGGGCGCTGTACTCGTAATAACCAACTGACTTAGGCGGCTTGCTCAGCGAGCGCTCGCGCATTTCATTTAGCACGTGGCTCTCTTTATGGCCGGCGTTACTTGTGTAAAAGCGCTGGCTATTAGGACGTGTGAGCGTAGTTGACTTTACGGCATCTAGGGCCTCTACTCCGCACTCGCGTAACTCATCTACCCAAACACAATCGGCACTAAGTCCACGGGCTGAGTCAGTAGTAGCCGCAACTACTTTAACCTCAGCTCCATTTTCTAAGATTATGCGCTCATTACCATTAGTGCGCTTATATGCCTTGTCTATGTTGCCACCTTTGACCTGGGCTAAGAGGTGTGGGGTGCGCTCAATAATGCCTGCCATTATCTCTAACGACTTAGAGGCCATCTGCCGTTGAGAGGACATAATCAAGATGTTACGCTCACCAAAACAAAATAGCCCCGCTAGTACGCGCATCCGCATCATATGACTTTTTCCGGACTGCCTGGCACACACAAATAACGCAGACTTTTTTATAAACATATTTTCATCGTCAACGGCGCACATATCGGTAAGGATTAGTTTTTGCCACTCTAATAATGGCTGGCCAATAGATTCAGCTAACGCAACTATCTCATCTACGCGAGATTTGGTATTAAGCCAAGGCGTGTTAAGCCGCGGATGAGTTGCCCCTCGTAAGGGCTGTTTAACTTCGGTTAGCAATCGTCTAGCCCTGCTGTAAACCGCGGGTCATCGGGCCTATGTGAACCGTCTCGGTCATTTTTGGGGAAAAAGAGGACGA